TCCACTTTGAGCTGTAATTAATGCAACTCCCAAATGAGCTCTGCGATTATAATTAGCTACCGTTTGTAATGCCAATGCACTCTCAAGAATTGGATCTTCTTGAGCTGATTCATAACCTCCAGAATAAATGATCATTACATTATAATGATCTTCTTCAGCATTAGAAGTTATAAAATACTCATAAGGAGATGCATCTACATCCATTATCACATAATTCTTAAATACTTTGTAATCGGTATCTAATACTAATTGAGTTCCTTCTTCATCATATACAATAGGAGTACTTGTAACTGGAGTATTCCTTAATTTGATACGAACTTCTTCATCCGTATATAATTCTGTATATGTGTCATTAACAAACTGTCGCCCTGTATATGATGCTACTTGAGCATAAGCATAACGAGCAGCACTTAATAACATCTCATCTTCAGATACTATTTCTTCCGTAGTACGATCTGTAAGCTCAAGAGATTTAGCTGCTTGAGCTACGACTGAAGCTAAAAAATTATCAAGTAAAACAGTATCCATTATTTCACATCACTATCATCTGCAGAAACCATTTTATCCTGTACCGAATCCAAAATTCCCCGTCTACGAACTACTGGAACTTCAGATATTGCCTCAATTACTAAATTAGATGAAGAAGAACCTTCTTTAGTCTTACTAATTATCCTTACAGTAGTATTTTTACTAACAGAAGGTATCTTTTTAAGATCAGTACCTAATCTAGCTACCCATAAATCTTGATCTGTCTGAACAATTTCACCACGTANAAANTGCAACTTATTTACATTATCAAAAAACCGGTGACGAACTTCGTAATATTCCATGTNANTCCCCAATTAAATTAAAATGTAGTGCGGCCACCATTGACCGCACTACATTATACCTATAGCTACTTATCAGGCAGCAGTCTTAATTACAGCAAAGGCCTCTGGAATAGCAGCACCCATTGCCTCACGTTGAATTACACGCAGATAAATCTTATCCTGTGCAAAGCCAACGTGCTCTGATCTTGCAACTGACATCGCCATACGATCAGCAATATAATAGTGCATCATATTACCAAAAATGATAAACGGTGTGCTTGCAGCAGAATCAGTAATAGAAGGCAGACTCTCTACCAGGGTATAGGGATAGCCCCAAATAGTGCCTGGATCTGAGCCAGAAGGCATACTGTAAATATACTCACCGCTAGGAGCACTAGCGGAAAGATCATCTTTGTATTCTTTAGTCTGCATCTTACGCAGGATATTGAATACAGTACGATGCATATACCAGCGGGCACCTGAAGAAAGAGTAGGACTAATACTGGACACTACATCTGCCAGGAAATCTGCATCTAGATCAGTAAATGCATCTTTGCCACTATCCATAGCTATATCATTTACATCTGGATCGTACATGATACCATTAAATGGATCAGAATTACCAGCAACATCGCCCATAAACGCTACACGATCCTCTTCCTTCGCAATTGCCTGAGCAAAGAGNGTCATCAGAAGGTTAGCAATAGCAATCGAAGAGTCAGCAAGCAGTTCTGAAGTAATCGGAACCAGTGCTGCCATCTTCTTAGCGATCATCTTCAGTTCGCCGAACGCTGGCTGAGTAGGACTAATAGTCTTACCCTCACCAATCCAGTAAACCTGGACGCCGCCAGTCAGTTTAGGCATAACAAGCTCTTCGCGAGCCATTGGAATAACAGTAGCCTGCTGACGCGCAATACCATAAGTCTCTAAAAGCTGAATCATGTTATTGCGATATTCAGTAGGAACTAGATAGCCACCTTCGCTATCTGTGCCTTCTGTCATATCCTTTACCATNGGATCACGAAGGAACACACCCTTTATAAAGGTGATGAACTTCTTNGCNTCNGNAGANTCTNNAAANCCATATGTAGCTTTCTGATCATAGCCGGGAATGGAGGCAAGAGAAAGAACCTTAGATTTCGTGTCATGTAAAGCCTGCTTCAGAGAATTAATCTCATCCTGCTGGCCCTTAAACATATCTAAGGCATCCTTAAGAGACTTAGCAAAAGTCTCAAACTGTTTCATATCAATGATATCTGGCATTTTAATTACCTCTAATTGCAAATTTTAAATAAAAGATCTTTTATTACTGAATTGATAAACTGGCTTTTAATAGTCCAGCTAAATCGTTAAATTTAGCAGCAAGATCTAATTGATCTTTATCCTCACTATCTTCCTCATTGGACTCCGCGTCACCCTCGTCAGGGTCTGCTTTGCCTTCCTCTTCATTACTCTTAATACTTTTAACTATATCTGTTAATTCTTCAAGCATACTAACAAGAATATTTACACGAAGTCGAAGAGTTTCATCCATTTCATCCATCTTGCCAGAAATACCTGAAAGAGCATCGGTAATTAATTGTTTAACCGCCTGACTATCGTCAGAGCTCTTTGAATCTTCGTCAGAAGTATTTCCTTCCGATTCACTATTCTCATTCTTAGCTTGTTCAGCTGTAAGAAACTCTTCCCATTGGCCATCTTCGATAGCCTTCAATTCCTCTTCAGAATATGTTTTATCCATTGGAGGAACTTCTTTACCAGCATCTTCGTAATGCTTTGCTAAATGCTCGTAAACACCAACTTTGTCACTATCAGGAATAGTAGTACCGCCATTAGCACCTAACAAGGTTGCCATACCAGCTGTAACACCACGCCAAATAGCAATTAATTGATCATTTACTACATTATGGTGAGGAAACTTATACGAAGTAAATGCATCAGCTTTTGCACCATCTACCCAAGCAAAGCCTTTAGCAAATTTACCCCAATTCATAGTCTCCTTATCACCTGAGCCGTCACTAGATGCGTAACGAGCTAAAGAAGAACGAGCTAAAGAACTATCCCAAGCTTTTTCCATATTAACCTGAGTGGAATGCTTAGGAACAGACTTCTTAAGAGCTATGTCACCTTCTATAGAAGATAAAAAGCTCTTAATTGAAGCATTAGCTTTAGCCATCTGCTCATCTAACTGTTCGGAAAGAATTTGACCTTCAGCTTCACTATGATCTTTCATAAATTTACGAACTATATTATCTTTAGCTCGTAACAATAAAGCTTCTGGATTTGAAGGAACAGGAACAGGACTGATTTCTAAAAGCTCCCACTTATTAACTACTCTACGTGGACGCATTTTATACTTAGCGATGTCAAATAGAACTTTTGAACCATCAGCCACTTCAAGTTCTAATTGATCAGGAGTATCTTCATCAATATATTTTGAATCTAAAGGATAAAGACCTACTGAAAAAGCATTCATATAACCATCGTTATATAGCTTTTCTAATTCCTGCCCTTCATCAGAGGATGCAAATTCAAAGTTAAATTTAACTGAAGTTTCATCAACTGCAATATCAAGAACCTTACCTACAGGAACATGACGGTAGTCATGAATCCGTAGCATTACAGGATTCTTTAAAAAATTTTCAGTAACGACACCTTTAGGTAGTAGAACTTCACGATCCCGATCTAATGCATCAGTAGACGCAATAGCAGAATAAACTTTTTTACCGGAATCGGAAGCACCTGACTCGCCTTTAAATAAGAACGGAGCGGAATGCTTCATGGGTAAGACCTCATTTATTTCTAAAAAATAAAAATCTTATTGCAACAATTATGTTTTAAAAGGTTAAAATTTACAAGTCTATTACGTAACAAATTCCATAGGAACTATGGTACAATAACAATCATGTACGTCCCCAACTAACATACCTTTATCCCTTGGGTGAGACGAATGAAGGATAGGAAATACTGCATCCTCTATAGATCTAGTTTTTCCATGCATTACTTCGTGTTGCTCGTCACCTGATACCCAAAGAATCTCAGTAACATTCATATTTGACAATGTTACGAACTTGATCTTTTCCCTAATTGTAAACACTAAATTCTTAGCCATCTTTTCTACAATTTCTTTTAAATTTTTTAATAGTGATTTTGTAGAATGTAAAATTAGTTCTTTTGGAATACTAAAAGATTCTTTAACTAATTCTTCAATTTTAACCTTAATGCTATTACTAGCCCCAAAAGGCATTAATTTATTATTAAGTTTTAAATCTGTTATTTTGCCTTGATCTTGTACAGCTTTAAGAGCAATTATAGCAGATTTCATTCCATTATAGCCTGCTTTCCACAATTCTCTACCTACTGTATCTTCCCAAAGATTAATCCACTTTTGTTCATCTAATTTAATAGATTTATCCTTTACTGAACACATATGAAGAATAAAATCTTCTATACGTTTAGCAGTAGATTCAACAATAGGATCCACAGTTATTTTATCTAACTTTCCGTAATTCTTTGCCCATCGGACAAAAGCATCATTACTCTTGGATAACAACAATCCTTCAGTTTGTGATGCAGCAGGTTGAGTTGGTGCAGGAGCAGGTTCTGCAGGTTGTTCAATTTCTTGATCTAATTCTGGAACATTTAAAATGATAGCAATCTGAGAAGGTGAATAACCTATTTCTGAATATTTTTTAGCAGCATCAGCTACATCTTTGGCTTCAGGACGTAACCCTAAAATCTGTGATGTGTCCCATTTACATGTAATACCCGGAAATTCTTTGTTAAGAACATTAACTTGAATTAGATCAGCAATTTGATCCATTCTAGGTAGTAACGTATTTTCCCAAAAGATTTTTCTTTGTTCTTTTACGTTACTGTAATTTGCATATTCAAATATGCCTACTAGTGCAGGAGGTACACCATAAATTGCACAAATTTCTTCACGAGACAATTTCTTGCCCATGACGAAATCTACATCTTTTTGACCTACTGTTAAGGGAGTTACTTCTATATTGCCTTGTAGTAAAACTGCTCCATGACCACCTTCAATACCACTGTAGTAATTAATAATTTCTTTCTTAATTTCTTGTTTTTGTTCTTTTGTTAATGTACCTCTAGATTGAATTAATAAGGGATTTTTCATCCCTGTTTTAAAGAACGAACTATTCCAACCTGCAATATTAAATTCAGTTTCAATACTTAATCTGGCAGCCGATAACGGAGATAATCCACTATAAGCATCAGAAGGATTAAAATATAAAATAGGAAGAACTTGTTCTGGAAGATACTTATAAGTTGTACCAGTTTTAGGTTCTATCCATTCCCAACCAATTAAATCAACATTATTCTTAGCAAACACTGGTTTCATATTTTGCTTTGCATCAATATAAACCAGTTGTCCTCTTTTACGTTCAAATACCCACCAAATTTGACCTGCAATTCCCAAGTTTATAAAAGTTGTTCTAAGTAAAGCTCTTAATGAAGGAATTTCAGGTTCTTTAGGAGTTTGGAATAGTTGATTTACAGGATGAGTTGGATCCGTAATCTTATTCTGTGGATTCGTTTCCCCTTTATAGAAAGCTAATGGAGCACTTGCAGCAGTAGTAGAAATAATATTGATGCAAGCATAAACCCAAGATATTCTATAATAACTTTGTCCTAAAGAAAAACTTTGCATACCGGACGATCCGGCATCTTCTAACCACTGAGAAAACGAAAATGTTTTCATAGATTATATTTTCCAATAGGATTACGTTAGTTATGCTCAGTATAGCAATTTTCTAAACTATTATAAATCCATTTTGTAGAAAGAAGGATGATCAATATCTATTTTTTCACCTAACAATGTTAACCATTCATCATCGGTAGCTGCTTTTTCAAAAATTTGACCAGCAGTATTGGAAACAAATTCTACCATAGCAGGACCACCACCTGGCTCTTCATAAGCCATTACACAAGCATCCCAATAGTCTGGTGATCTGCCTAATTCTTTTTTAATTTCTTCTTTTAATTGTATTTGAATTTTACCTGCTGAAGTGATCTTATATTTCATTATTTGAAGATCACCTTTTAAAAGATTCACTATTTCTGAATCTTCATACTCTAAATTCTTTAATCCTACTCCACCTATTTCACAACGATGTCTAAATGCCCATGCCATTTCAGCACGAACATTACTAAATCTTTCTCTGTCAACTACGATTTTAACTTCAGCGTTATTAATAGGTAAAACAGGCAAATCTTGTTCTGATAAACGGTCATATACACCAGCACCAATACCGATTATGTCTATCTTTACTACTCTAACAGGCTTTCGATATTTTTGTTCTAAATAACGGATAAATTCAATAGTTTCACCAGCTACCTGCATGGTGTCATTACCAGTTAGACGTTTTATTTCTAGTGCTTTTTCTCCTGATCTAGCAAACATTACTGTACTATCTAAACCAGTTCTTGCAACGTCTATCCCTATTTCTATAGCGTCATCTTCTCTACCTAAATATTCATAAGCTCTTAAAAGATCCTTATACGGTACCACATTCATTTGCACACTAGGTACAAATATGGCTTTTACAAAGATCTTATAAAGAGGATCATCTTCTCCCCATGCTTTTCTTCTCCGTTCTACCCAGTCATACGAAATTAATCCTGGGAATATATTCTTACCCGCTACTACGTTTGGAGTTTCCTCAGCGGTAATTGGAATAATATGCCATTGCCCATAACGAGATTTACGTTCAGGCATACATATATCAGCAAAAGCACAATCTGAAATTGCCGTGTTAGAAATTGCTAACCAGCGACAATTTTCAGAAGTCATTAAACCTTCTGCTGCATCCCAAAACATATCAGGTAAACCACCTGCCTGGTCAAACACAACCAACTGGTTGGGTGCGTGATAACCAGTAAACATATCCATGTTACCTTCTTCAGTACTAAATCCTACAGCAAATTGGTCATCCTTAATCTTTAAGCTCAATGTAAGAGGTTCACCACCTAAAGGTATTTTTGCTTTACCATGTGCAGTACGAAGTTCTGACCAAAGTAAGTCCTTCACCTGACGATTTGTAGGTGCAGTAGTAATTACTTTTGCAGGACGGAAATTATAAAGAAACCAGAGAGCTAATCTGGCTGCAAGAAAGGTTTTTCCACATCCGAACGAAGCTGGTACAGCTACACGTTCATGAGTGACAATTGCATCGCATATTTCGTGTTGTCTACTCCAAAGATGGGCACCTAGTACAGTTTCAATCCACCAAGCTGGATCTTTTTGTGATCTTTCTAATAAGGATGCTTTCCAATTAAGAGATCGTTTTTGCATTACTCTTGTCTCTTTAATGATTGATCTTCAATTGAACCTAATAGATCAGACCAAGACACAGGAGCATCCTCTTTAAGAGATTCAATTTGTTTAGTTGCTAATGTATTGGCACGAACTAAAGATTCATATGCTTGTGCTAATGCTCTAAAATCGTTTACATCTTTAACATGAAAAGGAAGTCCTAAAGAACTAGCTTCCATTTCACCTAATAATCCTTCCATTTGTCCAATTAATCTATTTCTTATGTCTTTAGTTTTATCTTTATAGTATTGTTCAAATGCTCTATCTAACTCTTTTGATCTTTCCCTAATCCTCTCATCCCAAGCATATACTTCTGACCATTGTTTAAGTACTTCAAAAGGAATTCTAGTCTGAGACTCTAAAATAATTAAAGTTCTTTCTGAACCCATCGCATAGTAAGCTTCAAATGCAGAAGTGGCTAATTCAGTATTAGCCAACATCCTTTCTTCTACACTCGTCGAGGCCGATCCCGATAAAACATTTGATGCACTTTGTCCCGACATGTACGATGCTCCTTCGTATATTTTCTAGTTAGGATTTTGTACATCCTAAGAAGTTTTTCGGTGCTAATAGTTTTTAATTTCTTTTTAAGAATAGTTAATAAATATTCAGGCAATTCAGAATTTTCATTTTGTAGTTCTTGAATTACTGGTAGTAGTTCACCATTTAGTAATAATTCATTAACTCTAGAATTAGTTAGTCTATAAAAATTAGATTCAGTTCTTTTAAATAAATCTGGTTCTTCAGGAGTTAAAATATGATTTAATTGACTTAAAACTTCTCTTTCAGCTCTGAATCTTAATGCAAATTGACTCTTTACTACCCTACTTACAAATGACCACCAAAAAAATTTACCTTTACGATTTAATTGAACTTGTTTATCGAACAAAGCATAGAAACAAATATCAG